TTCATTAAATTGATCAAAATAGTTTTCTGTCAGTGGCTCAATATCAGCCAGTTTCATAAACCTACGGATCGTGTTCTCATTGAGAATCGTTGGTTTGTTTTTCTTACTCATCTTAGTTTCCTCTCTCCTAAAAATTAGTGGTTGATGGGCACAAAACAGAAAGTGCCTTTCAACTTATAAATAGTCTGTTCTTCGTGAAAAGTCACGATATTTCTTAAAAATGCTCAACCAAGTTAAATATACCTAGTAGTCATCTTTTAATTTCTTCCTTAGTTTTTTAAAAACCGCATCTTCAATCTGTTTAACTCTGGGGAAACTTACTCCAATCCTTGGTGCAACTTCTCGCAAAGTCATTGGCTTGCCGTCATTGTTCTCTATTGCGATCAAAGTGCAGTTTTTATCTGCCTCATAATCAATCCATAAACGACAGTCATTAACGGGGCACGAAACCCCCAACTTAACACATGTTTTGCTGCAATCCCTCATATCTTAGTTTCCTTTTCCAATAGGTCGAAAATACTTTCGACCTCATCTTGATTTAAAGCGAAATTCTCTTTCGTCTGTGATGCCATTTGGCGTTCTTTCTTGGTAATATCCCTTTGCCTACTCTTTTGTCTATTAATCTTCTCCTTGATTCCGTCCACAACTTCAATAATTAAAGGGTCTTCTTCTAAATATGTGCTCACAATTTCTCTAAAAAATTCAGACTGACTTAACCCATCGTAATGAAGCTTAATTTTTAACTCTGCATGTCTTTTGTCAGTGTCTTGAAAAATTATCTTCTTATCCCTCTTGCCGTATTCACCCACTAGCGCCAACCCCTAGCAATGTGGGCTGAACTCTCAACCTGCCCAGCAGAGGTTTGGCGCACGAACTTCGCTTTCCTTTGAAGTTCCTCAATTGTCCTAGCCCCTGAATATGACAGCCCAGAACGAACCCCGCCAATCAAATCTTCCAGAACATCGTTCACGTCACCCTTGTATGGCACCTTTGTCGAAACCCCCTCTGGGGTTCCTACTCGACCTCGCCAATCCACCTGAGCATCACGACTAGCCATGCCTCGATAATACTTAAAATTACCCTCTTTTGTCTGGATAATCGCTCCGGGCGACTGGTCTGTCCCAGAAAGTAGCGATCCAACCATTACAAAATCAGCCCCGGCAGCAAGAGCTTTAACAATATCACCAGAGTTTTTAATTCCACCGTCTGCAATAATTTTTACATTACCCGTATTCTCAGAGGTGGCACAATCAAAAATCGTATGCAAGCCCGGAACTCCATGACCTGTTTGGACCCTAGTTGTACAAATGCTTCCCCCGCCGATATTGCAGCGAACAGAATCCGCACCCCAATCAGCCAAAGCGTTAAAGCCATCAAGGGTTGCAATATTCCCAGCCATAATGTGGACAGATGAAGAACAATTCTGCTTCAACCACGCTAAAGCCTCTCGCATTGAAGAATGGTGCCCGTGGGCAACATCAACGCAGATAACTTGCGCCCCCGCTAAAATTAAACTCTCCGCTCTTTCTCTAAAGTCGCCGCCCATGCCAATTGCGCCACCAACGATTGCATCAGAGGGTAGGCACTCAATGTGCTTGCACTGATCTTCAATTGAATTATATCTATGAATAATTGCCATGCCGCCATTTGCGTCCATAGCAGAAGCCATCGGCGAAGTTGAAACGGTATCCATCGGGCTTGCAATAATTGGCATCTGCAATCGCAATCCGCTTTGTAATTCCCCACTAATATCAACCTCGGAACGAGATTTAATATTACTATATTGGGGCACCAACAGAACGTCTTGATATGTCAGTACCTCTTTTAAAGTAGAGTGTTGCACTTTTCCCCCTTAGTGTTAAGTGTATAGATTTTTGGATAATTTCCACCAAAAATGGCAGTATGAGAGTTTCTGAAAACAATCACCGCTGATGGAAATGGTGCTGAGTTTTTGCCCTCGCCAAACTTAAGGCGTCCCTTTACAAAATAAAGCTCATGCGCCTTCATGCAGTATTCGTGCCAATAGCGAGTGTCAGTTCTGGATGGTATCAGACAGACCACCGTTGTGTTCTCTTTCCTACTTTCATCGTAAGCTTTTTTAATCCACTTGCTTATCTCTCTGCCGTATGGCGGGTTCATAAAAACTGTATGCCCCGCCCATGACTTCGAAAGACCGTCATCGGCTTCAGTAAAGTAAGCCTCGCACTTCCGACTCTCCTCGGTACAACACGGGTCCAAAGTAAAATTAAACCGCTGAGTCAGTTTTGCAAAAAACTCCATTGGTGTTTCCCACTCGCCCGATTTAGAACTAAACATCGTTTTTAAAGTCTTCTTGTCCACCTAGAGCCTCCTTTACAAATCGTTGTGCAAGTTCCCAACAAGAAGGGCAATAAAGATTAACCTTTCCCTCATTTTCTCGGACCACAACTCGCCATGATTCAACCATACTCCTGTCTTTTTTATCAAATGCAGTTTGACAGTTAAGACACTCCTCGCCAAGTTTCTCAAACATATTAAGCTTTGCTTCCATGTCCTTTTCAGCTTGCTTAATTTTTTTTCGTTCAATCTTGCGCTTCATACTCATCTTATCCTCCTGTTGAGCCAAAACCACCGTCGCCTCGGTCGCTAATGGTGATCGGTGCCCAACCATACAAATCCGGGTTTCTTGTCTCAAGCGCACGGAAAGCAATTACAGGCACCAGCACAAGTTGTGCAATTTTATCACAAGGATTAACCAGTTGCGCCTCTGTGCCAATATTGTGCATATCAATAAAAACTTCCCCATCATAACCACTATCAATGCAATGAGCACCAACAACAAGGTTTCTTTTAGAAGCCATCGAAGACCGATTCATCACCTGAAGCATGTATCCGTGCGGAATGCCAAAACGCAACCCTGTCGCCAATTTAACATTTTCACCGGGTGAAATCTCAATTGGTTCTGGGGTTTCGGGCGAATAAAACACATCAAGCCCCGCATCACTCGGATTTGAGCGAAGTGGGGGTACAACGTGTTGTCTAGTTCTGTAATATTCAATAATCATGTGTTTTCTCCTTTATTTAGTATAAGCGAAGTTCTCTGTATTGTAAAGCTAAATCTCAATTTTTTACCGCCGAAAAAAATTTGAAAAATCGATTTTTACGAAAGTAATTTAAAATTGTGCTTTAAGCTCCTTGTGCTAAAACCCCACTGTTCATCATAATCAAGTCTTGCCATATATGGGCGATTTACATGAAGAATGTCCCGGTCTGGGTTCACGCCCCAACATTTAATCTTATTGGTTGCTCCGCTAATATCTGTCACGGTCACAATCCAATACGCCTTCCCATGCTTGGTCTTCTTTGGAATAATTTCTCGTGGAATAAACCACGCTACTCCCAACTCAGGATCAAACTCTCCAAGTGGGGGCACCTGATGGTGCTCTAAATTATTAATAACATCCTCGCTCAACACCAGCGCCATTGGAAATGAGCCAGTTAGGTGAACCAAATATTCAATCTTTTCTTGGTCACTAAAGTCTCCTTCTGGAGAGTAGCGTTCAATATTTTCTTTAAATTTCTTCTTTGTCTTCGCTCTATCCACAGCAACAGCAGACCAAAAATGCTTGAGTCCAGTAAACCTCTCGTCCATCAAGCAGTTCAACGCCTGACTGCGAATCAAAACATCGAGAGCCTTCTTGTTGAGCTTTGAGTACACAATGTCCTCGTTAAACAAAAAGTCCTCAACGTTTTCGAACGGTCGATTGTCAATGATCTGAGCCATCGCTGAATCTCCAAGACCCTTAATCGAAGTGAGGGGCTGGATTAATTTCTTCCCATCCTCCGAAATCTCCCAGACCGCCCCAGAAGTATTAATGTTTAAAGCCTCAATCTGAAAGCCCATAGACTTTGCAATATTTAGCGCCTTCTCTTTTCGACTTTCAGGTTCTTTGTCTAAAAACGCAGCCATCCACTCGGCAGGGTAATAATTTAAGAGCCACGCACACTGAAAAGACAAAATACAATAAGACACCGCATGGGACTTGTTGAATCCATACCCTGAGAAGTATTCAAACGTTTCCCAAAGCCTTCCCGCTTGTTCTTCTGTCAAACCCTTCTCTACACACCCCACCAAGAATTTGTCAAACAAATTGTTCTTAACGTCGGCACCCTTACCAGTTCCCTTCTTGGTCAAAACTTTACGCAACATGTTGCCCTCATCTAGAGACAACTCTTTGCCCAAGTTGTGCGCCAACGAAGCAATCTGCTCTTGAAAAATTAAAAACCCATATGTTTCTTCTGTCGCTTCACGAAACTCATCACAAGGGTAATCAACAGAATCCGGGTTTCTTTTTGCAGCAACATAGTGCTTGTCAACCTTAGCCGACAAAGGACCGGGGCGAAAGATGGACGTTACAGCAGCGAGGTCAATAATATTTGTTGGCTGTGCTCGCTTACAAAAGTTTTGTGCGCCTGTCTCTGTGAACTGAAAAATCCCAGCCCAACGACCCTTGCAAAAAACATTCTGATAAACCGACTCATCATTCAGGTCAATGGCATCGGGGTGCAAATTTTCATTATAATATTTTCTAACATCCTCAAACGTTGGGTCGTCTACGCCATGATGACGCTTTAGAATGTGGGTGATCGCCCCCTCCATCATACGAAGGGAAGCAAGCCCAAGAATATCAAACTTAATAAACCCCATTGGCTCAAGATGACGAACGTGTTGACCCTCTGCCCAAGGAGTTTGCCTCACGCCGCCACTATAAATCAAGGGCATGTGCTTGTCAAGATCCTCTGCCACAACGACGCCGCCAGCATGACGAGAGCAAGATCGAACCTGCCCCACGAGGCGCTTAACGTGTGTCTCTACCTGTGGGTACTTCGCAAGAAACCCCTTCAGGCTCTTGCTGTATTCCATAACTTCTTCCCACGTTGGAGCATATACGCCAGCAGTTTGCCCACGCTTCTTTTTAGCTACCGGAGTAGCCTCATGAATCATCTTGCTCGTTACCGTGTTCACCTCAACAAAAGGAATATTATAAAACTTTGAAATGTCTTTGACTAATGACCGCAACTGGAGTGTGTTCCAGTTCGAAATTGGAACAACCATGTTTTCGCCCCACTCGGCAATCATCTTCTCCTTTATAACCATAGGATCGGACACATCATAATCAATATCTGGGTATCCCGAACCATTCTTGGTCAAGAACCTCTGAAACTGAAGACCATACTTGATCGGATCAACCTGAGTAATGCCAAGAACATATGAAACCAGCGAACCAGCAGCCGAGCCTCTGCCCGGACCCACCAACTGCTGATCACTTGCCATGTCAGAGATCGCCTTCATCGTTAGAAAATATTTTGAGAACCCACGTCCCGAAATAACTTCCAACTCATACTTAAGCCTCTCAATGTACTCCAAGGTTTCCGACTCAGAGAATTCAGCAGCAACGGTACGCAAACCATCGGCAGCATACTTTTTCAAAGCCTGATCTGCGGTCATTCCTTCAGGAACAACAAAAGAAGGTAGCCTCACTGTGTTATCTGGGAGGAAAGATTGAATTCGATCCATCGCAATCACATGAGTGTTCGTAATAGAGTTTAATACAAGATCATCATCGTATTCCACACCAATTGATGCAGAATAAGCCTTGTAACTTTCCCACATTTGATCGCCGTTCTTAGGGTACAACTCGTAACCAACATCCTCAACCTTTTCTGGTAGGTTGGTGTCAATCTCACCTCCCTTGCCGAGCCAGCCGAGCTTCTTATAAAGCAGACGATCCTTCCATGCGTCAGGTGAAGAATAGTGACTGTCAGCGGTTGAGATAAGCTCCATCCCATACTCGTCAGCCATCTGAATAATATATTTATTTAGCTCATGTTGTTCTGGGATGTTATTCCATTGCAATTCTCCATACCACCTATCCCCAAAGATCGATTGCATGTTTTCAGTAGTTGCCCTCATTGCCTTTAAGACCGCCTCTGAGCCATTCTCACGGTTTTCCCACATGTCTCCAGCATACACCCCGCCGAGACACGCAGAGGCAGCAATGACGCCCTCCGAGTGTTCACGCAGCAAGTCATAATCCATTCGGGGGAATCTATAAAAGTTCTCAGGCTTAAATGACTTGGAAATTAAAGCAAAAATATTGTTCAAACCCTCTTGGTTCTGAGCCAAGAGAATCAGGTGACGCCGACGACGGAGAAAATCTTTAAGCTGCCTCTCCTCTGTCTCAATGACTGTGCCCTGACTGTCACCTTTTGTTTTCGAGCCTCGACCCTTCTTCTCACTTTGCTGGCGTTTGTATTCCTCACGCCATTCAGAAAGCGAATGAACAAAGTAAGCTTCGACTCCAAAAATTGGCTTGAACCCCCTACCTTCGCTCTGCATCTTCTTTGCATGAAGCACCTGATAGGACAACCCGTTGGCATTGCCGTGATCAGTTAGCGCCAGCGCCTCCATCCCGTTATTATAAGCGAACTCCATGTGCTCTGGTGGGTATCCCAAAGCATCAAAAGGGGAACCGGCAACACTATGAGCATGAAGCCCAACAAAAGGAATCTTTGAAACAACTCTTTCCATATTATTTGTCCACCCCATAGCGACGTAAAATTGCATCTGACAGTTCAGAAACTTCTGTAGTAATGTCTCTAATATAACCTAGTTCTTCTTCAATGTCAAGCTCTTTTTCAGTTTTATATTCACCAGAGAACAAAACATCAACAAACTCTTTTTGGTCTGTCGATAAATAAATGTACCTTGTCGGGAACCCCACAAACTCTTTTAAAGTATAAGGTATCACATCATAACGTTCTTCAAATGTCGGCTTCATCTTCTGTCCTTGCAATCCCATGCCACTCCTTGTTTTCCATCCCCTCTGGTTTTTTGAGTTTTTTATCTGACGCCATGTACTCTCTG